GCAACGCGTGTCGCCCCTTGATGCAAGTAGCCAGCCCATCGCTGTCGCCCCTTTTCCGAGTAGCCACCTTGTATCGTCTTTTAAATACTTTTTAACATCTATATTTATATAATGTTGATTACAAACTTGTGATTTTTATTTATCCTTAGTTCTCTAGTTTCTTCACTTTTTATAATGAAGTACCCTCCTTTTCTAGTCCGTCAGGCTTGGTGTCAATGGCTTAGATTCTTTGGACTCCCAGTTTGCCATGATGCTCTCTGGGATTTCTCCATAGTTTCCGTATGTTTCACATGCCAAGAAGGCCGATTTTAGTCGTATGGAGTGGGAGTTCCGCATTTCTTTGACAATTCAAGAACGTCTCTCGTGTCGGCGCGCCCAAAAGGCCGTTAGAGGTCTAAGGCTAGTTGTGGCCAGAAAGCTTTTCCGGAGGCCCATTTCTAGTGTTCAGTCTATCCCTTTCCGAAAGAGAGGAGGATGCTCGTTCTACGAAATCTGGGAGCATGGTAGGCATTACCCACATGCTGCGTTAGATAACTCAGTCTACACTCGCTGTTGGGCTCACACCCGTCTTAAACCGCTGTGAGTAACCGAAAGTAGTGTCCTTTTTCAATGTATCGCCATGGAAAACTCAACAAATCAAGCAAACCTTACTTATCGTCGCCAACGCTCAGTTGCCGTCTATACCCGTGCTCTTAATATCAAGCCCGGAAAGATGATCGGGAAAACGTTTCAGCAAGTCGATCCTGCTGAACTTACACGTTTCTTGGAAGAAAAGAAGGAGGTGTCTCCTCCTCTGGATCATCATACTGCGGTCGTAGATGACCCTATACCTCCTCCGCAGCCCGGAAACGCTTTGACAAGCGTACCCTGCTCTGATTATTCCTTTGAGAACAATGTTTATGATGCTTTTCGCTTCGACGATGATGATCAATCACCATCACTCGCGTGCGAAGACTCTGAACATCAGACTGCTGAAATTTGTGTTTATGACGATTGTCATACACATAATGGCCTACATCAACCATCTACTGTTACTATGGACGAATTTCGTTCCCAATATCGGGAACATGCTGTACCACCTGTTCAGAATTTCGTTTCTTCGAAAGAAGATGTCATCATTCCTCATGCCCTTGATATTCCTCGCGCTCCAGTTTACCGTGAATATTCTCAAGCAGCTCGTTTCGTTCAGCGTAAATTTGCTGACTTCGCCCCAATCAATATTATTGGTCACGTGGGCCGTACTACTTACCAAGGCTATCGTCCCAATTACAATATTGATATTGCCAAGATTCCATCTAGTGTTCTTGATTGGTTTTTCTCTAAATCTCCATCTGAGAAACCTGCTGATGAGCTTGTCGTTGAACCACCAGAGGAAGATGTTATCATTCCTCATAGCGATTCTCGCACAGTTCCTGATCATCATGCTCTCAACGGCACTCCTCCACCACCTAAGTATGGCTGGGATCCTATTGCTGAAATCTTCCGTAATCTGCCTTCCCGTTATAATACCATGTTGAAGCAAATCGCTCTTCATGGTCCTGTTAATGAGCAAGCCCAGCACTTCTTGGTCCTCATTCATATCATGTATGGCAGTATTGATGGTGCTCAGTTCAACACTCTTTACCAACAGGACTTCTGGTGGAAGAAACTCGCTTCTGCCCGCCTACTCTACAGAGCTTGCACTTGCATCCGTGGACCACTTATGTCCAAATATGTTCTACGTGAATACCGTCAACAAGTCATAATCTCTTACCTTACTGCTGGTACCGATTCTATCGTTCCACATATGTTTGCAGGCGATATTGACTCTGATAGTGACGATGACATGCCTGATCTTGAGCCTCAAGCTTCCGATCCTGAGATGCTTCCTATTCCTTCCGCTGAAGAAATTATTTCTATCTGCTCTCCTCTCCCACAGGAACTCGTTGCTCAGAACAAGTTTTTGCAGGATGTTAGTAGTCGTTACGTCGAAAGGCGCAAACAACGCAAAGCCGAGCTTGAAGCTGCTTCAGCTCATCCCGAAATTTCCATCTTTCAGAAGATTAAAGATTGGGTTAAGAACCTACCCAATGCTGCTTTTTCCGCTATATCTGACTATGTTATTGATCCCATAGTCAAGTATTTCTCAAGTCGTGCAGCTCTCAGTTTCTGGCAGAAACACCATCGCAGAATTATCAATACCGTTGTTCTTAGCATCTATTGTCTCATTGCTTTTATTGGGACTTGGGTTGGTATGAGCCACGGTGTGGTTCATGGCCTCATTGCTGCTTTTTGCGCTTTTATTGGCACTCATTGTCTTTTCATTGGTGCCTGTGCTATTGCTGAAACCTCTGCTATACTCAAACCATTTCTTGAAGTTCTTGCAGCCGGTCACGACCTGACTTACCGTCCGCATGCTCCAGGTTACTCTTCTTTTGATTTTGATTGGTTTTGTGGACTTGCGTCAAATTTTGGCGTTACCTTTATCTATCAAGCCGAGAAGATTTCCAAAGCATGGGGAGTCGTAAGAGGACTCCAAGAATTTGGTCTCTTCATCTTTGAGATGTTTCCTCTTTTTATCCAGGAAGCAATCATGCAGGCCTATCCTAATGTCGCAATGGGAATGCTCTATAAGGGCTGCGGTTGGCAAATGTATGCCAAGCGTTTTCAAGCGCTTCTTGACATTTCTGAAGCCCATCTCAGCGCCATTCATGTCGACGCTTTCAACAAGGTCAAAGCAGAAAGCCAGACTTTCTTGGCTGCCAACCTTGGCAAGCCTTGGTATAATATGGCCAAAACCGACTATGACAACAAAGTCTCTGCCTTCCAACAGATTTCTGTCAAAGTAGATTCCAATTCTGGAAGAACACCTTTCATGGTCCAATTCGGTGGAAGGCATAATTTGGGCAAGACCGAGATAGCCAAGATCACTGCCAATATGTTCGCTAGTCTTCATCTCAAACGACAAGTTCAGATTGGTTACTTCGTTAAACCCGAAGGCCAATATTGGGATGGTTATGCTAATGAACCTGTTATCCTTTTCAAGGATATCCTTGGCATTTCCGAAGACAAGCGTACTGCTGATGCTGATAATTGGTGTGGTCTCTATGATGGCGCCTTTAAGCCTGATGTTGCTAACATCAATCAGGCTTTCGCCAAGAATTCCCAGATCAACCCTGCCGCTGTCGTCGCCGCCACTAACTTCCTTCATCCTGAAGCCGTTTACAACTTCAACAATTTGAAGTCTTACTGCCGGAAGCGTCACTACACTGTTGAAGTTGTTCCACGACCAGACCTAGCTCCTAAGTACAACTCTTCCAGCTGGGCCGGAATCCTCGCTGATATGTCACCACTCGAGCAACGCAACTTTGAAGCTATGCGTTACCGCTTTGTTCATCCTGAGAACCCTGAGTATGATGGGCCTATACCCCATGCTACTTGGACTGATCCTCAGGGTAGGACTAGTCAACTCCATTACCTTACTCTTGTTAAGGCTAAAGACATGCTTTTGATCCTCAGGGAGTCATTTACTCGTTTCCGCGCACAACGCGAAACCGAGAATCATAATATCACTGGACTCCTTGACGACATGCTCGTCGTTGACAAAGCTTTGTGGAAAGTTCAAGAAGCACTTCAGACCCCTTCCAAGGAAGAACGCTCGATTGTCAAGAAGTTGATTATCGCTCTCGCTGCCTTCACGCCTATTATTACTCTTGTTTGCCTTTTCATTCGCAATGAATGGCGCAAGAACAAAATGCGCGAAGAATACGACGAAGACGACGTTGATCCGCATTCTGTTGGCGCCTCTCGCCAACGAGGTCGAGCAGCCAGAGTTCCTCGTGTTTTCATCACCAATCCTCACATGGCTGATCAACTCAAACCTCAACTTGAGCGTGTCTCCAAACAAATCGTCGATCTTCGATTCGACGGCATGCACCGTGTTTATGGTGTCATGATTACTGGGGATATTATGGCTACTGTCGCTCATCCCTTCAGAGCCGGCCAGACCTTCCAAGCACGCCGTTATTCTATCAAATGTCGTGACGGTATTGAGCTCGAGCAATTTTTCGAACCTCGACAAATCACCTTTCGCCAACACATGCGCCACGACGTTATCCATACCAATGATATCATCTTTATTAAGATGCGCAATCCCGTTCGTGGTATGGCTGATATCAGTCGGTATTTTATCAACGATCTTATTGTTCCTAGCAAAGTTTATCACGTTTCTCAGGACAAGTTCCATTTCGTTGATTGTGCTGGCCGCCACCCGCGACCTGTTGTCTATCGTGCTCCGAATGACCCTCTTGATCGTTATACCAATCTTCTCGTCGAGAATCCTGTTAAATACGAATACAAGAGTATTGAAGGCGAATGTGGTTTGCCCGTCTGTACCGAATATCAGGGCAGACTCGTCATCCTAGGCATCCACACCGGCTGCAATGTCGATCATTCCTTTGCTGGATCTATCATCAACAAGCAGATCCCTACCGGTATTGTCCTTGATCCAGTTGAGGATGCTAATGGTATGGATACAGTAACTCCTCATTGCTCTCTCAAGATGCCTGCTGGAAATTACGCACCCGTTGGTTTGAATTCACACAATGTCGTTACCCCTTTGCAGACCCAACTTGCTCGTACCGATTTTCCGGATGCTCCGGATCACGGTATTTCTATCAAGAGTCCTCAGATCCTTCTTGATCGTGAGGAACGTTTCGGCAAGCCCTGTACTAAGTGTCCGACGACTGAAGAGCATGAATATGCTATCGCTGTTGCAGTTGATTGTTATACCAGAGCTCAAAGACCCTCTGATGATCGCTCAGTTTTGACCCCGCAGGAGGCCGTCGACCGTCTCCCTCGTGACAAGTCTGTTGGCTATCCTCACAGGAAGAAGCGTAGTGAGCTAGCCCCACGCAACGACGACACTAGCAGTTTTACTATGGCTGATTGGGATCCAGAGTTCCTTAAGACTTTCCAGACTCTTCATGATAAGCTTCTTGACCGCCGGTTTCCGCCAGCAGTCATCACTCCTTGTTTGAAGGATGAGACTTTGCCTAAAGAGAAACTACTCCTTAAGAAGACTCGTACTTTCGAGATCTTTTCTCTCGAGTGGACTATCATTGGCAAAATGTATTTTGGGAATTTTCTGGACTACCTCACTCGTTCATGGTTTGACACTCCGTCAGCCATCGGTATGGACGTCAACTCTGTTGACTTCCACCGTATGGTGGAAAAACTCGAGGCTCATTCCCCTTTCTTCACCACCTTGGATTATAGTGCCTTCGAAGCTCAAGTTACCATCGATTCTGCTGAATCTTTCCTAGCCTGCGCTCAAGCTTTTTACCAGGACGGCGAGGATTCTATCACCGCGCACGTCCGTAGAGCTTACATCTATGCGGCTATCTCGCCTGCTGTAGTTGCTGGCAGAGCTGTTTGGCGCCGACATACCGGTAATCCATCTGGAATTATTGGTACAGTCCAACTGAACAGTGTCGTCAATACCTATTTTCTTGCTTTGGCTTACAAGAACGCTTTTCCCGCTGCTCTCGTTCGTGACTTTTCTCACGACGTCGCCCACAAGACCTGCGGAGATGACGTTGTTGCTGCTCTTCTCAGAAAGACCCTTGAGACCTACAACCTACCGTTCATCGCACGCTATCTCGGGGAACTTGGCATTACCGTCACTGACGGCGAGAAGTCCGGCAGACTTCCAATCTGGATTCCCCGCCACGAAGCAACTTTTCTATCCGCGAATCTTCTCTACAGCGAGGATTTCAAAGCCATTGTTGCCTACATTCCCGATGCTAAGATGAAGGCGCAAGCAGCTTACTGCCGTGACGTCTCTGTCAAGGGTCAGCACGCTCTCGCCCTTTCTATCCTGCACAATGCTGCTATGCATGGAATGAAACGATCACCTGAATTTCCGGAAGACCACACTAACTATCCACAGTGGGTTGCCTACTTTCAGAAAGTTTTTCCGGATCTTCAAGCTGACACTTTCCAGGCTATCCTCAATGACTTCAACCGTTACCGCGCTGCTGACAATCTGGCCGTCGAATATCTTCCTGATGATGGTGATGAGGATTATGTTGTCATCACACCACACGGAAACACCCAGACGTCCTATATTACCAATAGTGGGACAATGACTGGATCAGGTGGACAACATGCTACCAATACCACCGATCTTGACTTGAAATCGTCAGTAGGAGTTGGTGGTGGTTCAGCTAGTACTGGAGATGGCGGCTCAGGCGGCCGTATTCATACTGGTTGGCGTGGCTTGTGGGATGTTGGAGTGGCTACTCTTGGTAGTAAGCTATTCAACGATCATCGCAGTTCCACCCCTGCCTCTGGCCGTACTGCTCCACGTTCCCGGTCAGTTGCTATGCATGGTCTTGGTGATGATGGTACAGGTTTCTCTCCAGAGGAAGTCCAACGCATCCGAGCAAAAGATGATCTTTATGGCGCTACTCTCGATCAACCCAATCATACCTTTGCTACTATCAATGTTGATGCACCTAACATCACGCGTACTACTCTTACTGGCGTCGACACCGCTGATAATCTCGGGGATGTTGCCGCCTGTATTGATGCTGTTCAATCTCACGATTTTGGCATGAAGGAAGATCAAATGAGTCAGCTCTTTTTCACTCGTCACTTCAGCAATGTCGCTGTTGTTAACGTTCCTTATACCAACTCAGCTGGTGCTCTCCTTGGTGTTTTTCCTATGGATCCGTTCCAGCGCATGCCCCTTTCTATTTCTCAAACAACTACACCTTTCTTTCCAACGAAACTTGAAACTTGGGCGATGCAATTTGGCTACTGGCGTGGAGACATCGAATTTCGCTTTCATTTGGCTGCCCCTCGCGAAACAGCTGTGAGGCTGGCTTTTGTTCTAGCCTATAATGATTTCGCTGCAACTCCGCCTTCGTATCAGACTGCTGTCACAGGTGTTTGTGTTGTCAAGGACTTCGACCAGAATAATCGTGACGTTACCATCCGCGTACCATATATTTCTGGCCGTGATTGGCTACTGCCGTATTTTCGTAATGCCCTATTTCCAGGCAATATCACAGCTGGCGTTCCATATGGCAGGGACGACACCTGTAGTCTTGGTCTTATTCGTATTTACCAAGCTACTAAGGTTGCTTCGTCTACTGCCTCTTTTACTACGCCGCCACTTCTCCTTGTTTACATCAGCGGTGGGGAGAACTTTCAGACCAAGCGTTATCTTGGTGTTGCCGGAGTCCAGGATCAGGGTCAGTATTCACCTTCTGACCTCATTGTTCCGCATATGGCAGAAGGAACTACTGTTATGCCAGTTGCTAAAAGGCTTGATCTTTCTGCCGTTAAATATACTCCTTCTGTTCCTTCTATTCAACTTAAGAAGTTTGCGCGCAAGGCCGCCGTAGTTGGCACTGTCACCGTTACCACTTCGGCTACTCCTTCCTTTACTATGGCTCATCCCGCGGCCACGCTTGTTGCTCAGGCTGATTATGCCCAACTAGCCATGAAGTATTACCGAGGAGATCTTGTGGTTCGTGTCACACCACTGGGTTCTGGGTGGGTTGGAGGTCATTATATCCTTTATTGGGCTCCATACACCCTGGCTGGTGCCTATACAGGCAACCCCGTTCGAACCGATCTGGATTACGTAATTATTGACTTGGCTAGTAATCAAGCCGTTGAGTTGAAAATACCTTACCAATATCATAAGGAATTTTTCACCAGCGGAGGAAATGATTTCTTTGGTACTGTTTCCTTGGAGCCTCTTACGTCTTTTCAGTCGCCAACCACCGGAACTTCTTCTATTGATCTTGAAATCCAAGTCTATTGGGAGAACTTCGAGTCTTACATACCAGCTGAAATCGGCTTGGCCCCATCTCTCGACACTATCGTACCGCATATGGCAGAGGACAAAGCCGTTGAATCGGCAGCCATTACCTCCAAAGAAAGCACTGCTCGTCCAGCAATTGCTCCTATCCAGTCCCTCATCTTCGGGTCTGACGGCCGAATAGTCAGTCATCTATCAGATATTCTGAAGCGTCCCTTTTCCCAGAGTATTTTTGCGATGGGTTCCGAAGCTTTCACCCAGATCAGTACTAATCCGTTTCCGCCACTTGGATCTTTCCGGTGGCTCTGGAATCAGTACCGTGCTTGGAAAGGTGATCAGATTTATACCATTGATGCGATCTCCACGGTTCAACCAGTGGAGATGTGGGTCAACTTGCAGCCAACGACAGAATATTCTGGGCAAACCGCTAATGAATATCTAACCACCTTTAAGGTGCAGTTGCCGAGCTCGACTACTTTCCCTGGTGACACTCTACCAGGCCTTGGAACCAACAATTGGGCTGATTCTGCGCCTGCCATTTTTACTAAGCAGTCACGAATCCGGGTTAATGTGCCATACCACAGCACAAATAGATTCATCGTCAATGACCCGGCAACAGTTACAGGACTGCTTGTTAATGACATAAGCGCTCAGAGTGAGCTCACGTTTTGGGAAAGTGATACAACACGAACTACCTCTAACTTCCGTCTCACCCGACAAACGGCAGACTCTTTTCGTCTTGCCCACTATGCGCCCACACAAATGGCCATATATTCTTTCAACAATGACGATGAACTCTATATCAACTACCCTGGCCAATATTTTAACGTTGTGTAGTTTGAATCAAGACTTTTTGCAGACATGTCTATAAACCCTCTGTATTGACGTTCACCAATTAGGAATGAACATCCAACTATTTATCCTTAACGATTTAATGATTTAAAGTGCGATTAGTTATCGACCTTACGATTCTTTATTGAATTGCATTGATTTTTACTTTGATTCCTCTTAAAAAGTATCAACCGTATCCAATATATAT